CCAAGATTAAGGCAGTGGCAGACGCTAAAGGTCAAGTAATAGGGAGTGCTTTCGCAGAAGGTGGTACCGACCCCGACGGTTGGAAAGATGAGATGTACGATAGAGAAGGGTATGTGCAGATTTTTAAAACTGCAATTCCTATGTTCTCTGGTACCGCAATGGCAACACGCTATCGTGGTAAGGCGGATGAGTACAAACGAGTCTGGCAGGAAAAGTTGATGGAACACAAGATGGATATCGAGCATGCAATGCTCTTTGGTATCGGTAGTGATGATTCCACCGCAACTGGACCTGTAAGACGCTCTTGGGGTATCGTTCCTTATACCGAAAGGTATGGGAAAATCAAATCATTTACCTATGCTAGTTCAGACTATGATAGTTTCTTGACGGCAATGGAAGATGTTTTCGCACCGGAATCCGGTAATAGCGGAAACAAACTTGTCCTTGCTTCACGGAAGGTTATCACTTGGTTGAACAAGCTTGGTGCTGATTCATTCTTGGGTAACACAGTTGCACTAGGGCACACAGTCACCTCACAAGGTGGTTCTAATGCCTATGCACTTGATATTCAGAATGTCAAGGGTGCGTTTGGACATAGCGTTTCGACGGTTAATACAATCTATGGTAATCTTCATTTCGTGGCGGAACCTTTGTTTCGTGGCATGTATGAAGACTATTCAGTGATGATTGACCTGAAGAATGTTAATTATCGACCTCTGGTTGGTAATGGCATCAATCGTGACACACACATTATAACCAATGTTCAGAATAACAATGTTGATGGAAGAAAAGATATCGTAATGACCGAAGCCGGTCTCGAGATTCAGCTTCCTGAAACTCATTGTATTCTGAAGTGGTCATAATACTAACTAATAATGGGGGCTCTTTTGAGCCCACTTATTGAAGGAAAATAAAATGGCAGACAAGTTTACTAAGATGGTATCACCATCGTCTCCTAGTCCTTCTGCAGATGCTTGGAAAGATGCTCAGGTTGAAAAAGAGCACCAACCAGCTAAGCAAAAGACACAGGTGACCTATCGCCAGCTTGAAAATAGAATTACGCAAATCGACAGTCAGATAGTTAATCTTAATTCTGAGAAAACTAGTGTTGAGGCTGAAATGGCTAAGGTTAAGACAGCGGCTGAGAGTTAAAAAAAGGAGAAATCATGGCAAAGAAGAAATCAAAGTCTGTAAAAAAAGAAGTACCCAAGAAAGTTATGCCTAAAGCGGTAAAAACTACTCGTGGTGTTTACGACAAGAGAGGCAAATAATATGCCTATGATAACATCAAACGATATTGGTGGAAAGTGGCAGAGTGGCACTGATGAAACCAATGACCAGAGTCGAAGAAAAAAGAACACTGGTAAAAAAACAAAAAAGAAAAAGGGGTAAATTATGGCTTTTGGAGACAGAATGAAGGCTTATATGGCTAATAGAGCCGCAAAAAAGGAGGAACAGCAATTCAGGCAAGAACAGTATGGCAATCGATATGCTATGTCTCCTGAAGAACAGTCAGAAATGAATCCTGAGAGACAAAATGTTCAGGATGCTTATCTCAGAGAATCATCTCTTGGAGAAGCAACAGGTGTTGGTGCAATGGAACAAGGGTTTGACCCTCAGAATCCTGAGAGTGTTCTCTCAATGCAGAGAGCATTGAATAGAGCAGGTTTTACGGATGAAGAAGGGCAACCATTAAAAGAAGATTCAATGATGGGTCCCAAGACTCTTAGTGCTATCAGAGCAATGCAGGGTGGACATAGAGGTGCTGGTGCAAGTATAGACGAATTACAGGGGCAAGACTCCGGTATGCTTGACGCAGGTGCAAGTACTAGGTCTGCTGAAGAAATCTATAGTCCTGAAGGTCGTGGCAAAAGTAGGGTACCTACTCATGACCCAGAAGGATTAGGTGGTTGGTCAGGTCAGACTAATGTATGGGCAGAACAACCAATCACTTCTAAAGGAAGAGAGGATGTTGTGGGTGGTGTCAGAAGTGCCGCAAAGGGTATTGATGACTTGATAGAAGAAAAGTTACCTTGGCTTGGCGGTTCCGGTGCTTATAGAGGAGCAAAGGATTGGATTAAGAAAGGTTTTGGTAGGGCTGGTAACGCTGATTATTAATGGCTGTTTTTAAATCAGACCCCCGGGCGGCTGATACTTCGGGTTGGGATAGGTTTGGAAATGTCATGGAGGGTATCGATTTTGGCAGACCAGACTCTGTTGAGACTGATGATGAGGCTTTAAGGGAAAGAGGACCAGAGTTAGCTGACGAAAAGTCAGGGTTCACTGATAGGTTGAAAGCTTATATGGCTGATAGACCTGAAAAAAAAGGATGGTATGGTGAACATCGTGGAATTGATTTTCTACAAGATGATAAGGGTCTATTTCAAGAAGGTTCGATGACAGATAAAGGAAAGTCGGTATTGGGTAAAGTTGCTCTTGGAGGATTGGGGGTAGGTGCTAGTATTGCGGCTCCCGGTCTTACTGCTGGTGCCGCAGGTCTTGGTGCCGCAGGTTATGGTTTATATAAAGCAGGTAAATCCGCTGTTGGATTTGGTAAGGATATGCTACAAGATGACAAGGGATTTTTTCAGGAAGGTAGGTATGCAGGACCCGGACTTAGCGATGTTAGTAACTTTTTCAAGGATGCTGGTGGCAGGATGGGTGCTTATTTCAATAAACCTAAGCCAACTGTAGAACCTCCAACGGAGGCACCCGTTATTGAAGGTCAGCCTGTTATCAACTCGGATGTTGTTAGTGGTGAAAATGTTAAAGATGAACCTGCTATTAATAATGTCAGCACACAAGTTGCTGAAGGAAATGATGCGACTATGCAAAATACTGAGACAGGTCAAACTTTTGATAATCTTCAACCTGCTGTATTATTAAGTAAAGTGCAAGACCCTACAAATCCCGGAGGGAATCCTGAAACTCTTCAAATGATGTTAAAAAAATCAGGATATGATATAGCTGTAGATGGTAAATGGGGACCACAAAGTATAGCCGCTATGGAACAATGGATGGCAAGCAATCAAGGCAATGCACAGAATGCTCAAACCCCACCAAATCTTGGGGAAAATAATCCTTCCTCACAGAATAGTCCTCTTCAAATGCTAGGTATCCGTTAAATGAGTTTTACTATACAAATAGGACAATTAACTGGTTCAGCATCAGCTAATGATGCTACTACCATTAGCGAAGGTCTTGATTACGGGCAATTAGCTTGTATCCAGACAGTTGCATCTCTAAATCCTGAGTATCTAAATCAGTTCTCTTCGGATGTGATTTTAGATGAGAATGGTATTAGCTATGAGTTATTGGATAACGGACTTGATATTGTATTGAGTGTGCAAAGGTATGATTTTGGTAATTCTAAGTGGAGACCTTGCAATCCCGTAGACCAAAAGTATCTTCCTCAGGTTGAAGACTCAACAAGTCTTTATTTTGCTCCTACCACTAGCCCGGTATATTCTAAGAATAAAGGGACACTGGTTATTTTTCCTAAACCTAGTGCAACTGAGAATGCTAGAGCTACTATTGTTAAGTCAGGTGCTATTAATGATGGTAATGAAACTATAGCGTATTTTCCAAAAGCTCTCTTTCCTCAGGTTGTGAGGTATGCGGCTATGCATTGCTTGATAAAGAGGGTTGGTGATATGAGGGATAGTTTACCTACTGATTTAGATGATATAACTGTGTTTGATGCTATAACAGATGTCAGTTTAACTTTTAGTGTAAGTTCTCCATTACCCGTAGCAATAACATCAGCTTTTTCTGTTAGTACATCATTACCGACTCTTTTTGCAGGTCCTACCACTAGTTTACCGGATGATTTTGATATATCATCTAGTAGTTTACCATCAACTTTTAGTGTATCATCTAGTTTACCAAGTGCTGTTAGTATATCATCCAGCCTACCAAGTGATTTTTCTATTAGTGAGGATTTACCTAGTGATTTAACTGTGAGTATGGGTTTACCAAATATAAGTGTTCCAACTATAGGCACAGGATTTGCTGATGCGCTTTCTAAAGCTCAGGCGTTAATAGATGAAGGTGGAATGGGTGGTGGTGAGGAAAATGAAACTGCCCAGTACTGGTTACTTGATGAAGACCCTGAAATGACAGGTGCGACATTAGGTGTTGCGTCTCAAGAATTACAAAGGGCGGCTAGTGAACTAGGAAGACATCAATCCGCTTCTAGTAATGAATTTCAGAGATTTTCGAGTGAAATTAGTAAGTATGGTACAGAATTATCTAAGGAACAGGCTAGGGTAAATCAGGAATTGCAGGAGTACAGTGCTGAGGTACAAAAAGAAGTTTCAAGGATAAGTTCTGCAGTTTCTAAGTATAGTACAGAACTTCAAAAGGAAGCTCAACGTCTTCAGGCAGAGACAACTAAGTTTACAACAGAGATGCAGGAGGAGTCAGCAAAGTCTAGTGCTGGTATAGCAGTTTATAGTACTGCTGTCCAAAAAGAATCGGCTAGGATATCTGCACAAGTAAGTAAGTATAATACTGAAGTACAGGAAAAATCTCAGACAATAAATTCAAAACTCTCTACTTATAGTGCTGAGGTACAAAAGGAAGGTACTAGAATAGCTAATGAGGCTCAGAAGTTTTCAACTGAAGCACAAAAATATCAGGCTGAGTTAAGTAAAGAACAGGCTAGAATAAGTACTATTACTCAGGAATACACTACAAATCTTGGTAAAAAGATACAGAGCTATACTACTCTTATTCAAAAATTGAATACTGACTATCAATGGTTAGGGCAACAATTAGCGGCTGTTAAGGGGATGTATAATGAAGGATGGCAATTATTTGGAGCTAAAGTTGAAGATAGCTCTATGAGAGGGAGAGGAGGTATAGCTAAATAGTGGTACTAAAAGAAATGGTAGAACTGGTTCAGCAACATCATCCCCAACTTGGTGCTCAGGAGGTTGTTAAGATGGTAAATAGGGCTCAGGATGAATATTGTGCTAGGACTAGATTATTAGAAGATGCCGTTCAGTTTGAGCTTGTTCTTGACCAGAGAGGTTATAATCTTAGTGTGAGTGGCAATCCTGACCAGATTATGGAAGTTAAGAGTGCTGATTTGGATGACAGAACGATAAGCAGACTTATTGGAAGACCTCTGAAGAGGGACCTTGTATAATGCCTAGTACAGCTCAGTGGGTATATTGGATAGAACGTGATGCAATCTGGGTTGCTTATTATGACCCTAGTAAGGCTGACGAGGATGCTTTTACATCTCCTGATTCTACTGTAGCTGGTAAAAAGATAACTGTCTTTTATTATAAAAAGTCAGACCATTTTGACTTACCAAGTGCAAGTAATGTTTGGGAGGCTCAGGCTCCAGAGATACCTGAACAATTTCATAATGCATTAGTTGATAAAGCAATAAGTATAGGGTATGAAAGACAACCTGAAACTATACAGCTTGCTCAATATTTTAGTCAAAAGTTTGATAAGTCTGTACATGAAGGCAGAAGGTATGCTTATCGTGGCAGAACAGGTACTTTTAAAACTATAAAACAGGTGGATATGTAATGTCAGTTTATGATAATATGTGGGATGCTGATGGGTATCTTGATAGGATTGAGGCTTATTTTGACTATCTTGATGCATCATATTTTACTCTTGTGTATACAACTGTCCTGAATGCTGTAACTCCATCTTATAGTCAGGTAAGTGGTGCTGGAGTAACTGGGTATACTGAAATAGGGATTCCCTCAGCTATATATTCGGCAGTTTCTGATGCAGTATCTACTACTTATAGTACGGTTAGTGATGCACAAACAACAATTTATACAGGAGCGTAAAGATGGCTGGTTCACTTAGTTACCCCAATAAGGTAAAAGATGTTTATACGAAGTTGGTATTCTATAATTCTTCTGATGGGAGATTATATAGAGATGATGGAACTACCGATGAAAAGATTGGTGCGGGGGGGCATGAAGGCATAGACAATGATTTGGACTATCTGAAGTTTACATCAGATGAAACATTGAGTACCGGCAATATTTTTCAACTCATAAACAACAGTTCAACAGAATTTCGTGTTACACATGATGGGGTTGTTGTTTTGAAAGACCAAACTGGTATACCAGAAGTAAGGGATGGAGGACTCTATTTTGATGATGGTGAACTTTACCTTGGTGTAGTGTCTGGTAGTTAATAATGAGTCAAATAGTTGGAGGAAAAACAGGAGAAAGGAGTCTTGTCAAAAAAGATGATAAGATTGGATTGGATTCTAAGGAGGTTGGGTTTTTGTTGAGTCTGATAGATGAATCAAAAATTTCAGGGCATTTGCTTGAGATAGCATTGAGTACGAGGACGAAACTTCGTATGGCTTTGAATAATTTAGTCGAAAAACAAATAGGAGTTTAATATGGCTAATGTATGGAAAAAGGTGGTAACGGAATCATCTGCAGATAATATAGCGCAGAACTCTGCTACTGCTACTGCACTGGCGAATAGTGGTACACTCACATTCACCGGTGATGTAACTGGGGGTACAACACCTACTTATTCAAGTGGTGGTAACCTTAGTATAGCAATGACGATAGCGGATAATTCTGTTGATGGAACCGATATCGCTTTAGGCTCTGATGC